TTTTAACGAAAAAATCCCCACAAGAACGAGTCCTGTGGGGTAGAAATACATTTTAGAAAGTTTTCCTTTCGTTTTATTTTTTTAAAATTATTTCGTAGTGATCAAGCCATCTGGCTCAATTTTGAAACTTTCTTTTTCAGCCAATCGGCCATCTTCAAGCATGAGGTAGTATCCGCCATTGTATGGCACGAAAGTATTCGATACCATGTCGCCATTCTCTGAATTGAGGTAATACCATTTCTCGTAGTATTTAACCCACCCAGTCTGCATAGCACCGTCTGCATTGAAGTAGTACCATTTGCCATTGACTTTCTTCCAGCCGCTATTGGCCATGTAGCCATCCTTGTCAAACCAATACCACTTACCATCTGTATGAAGTAGCCATTGATTCGCATACATATAGCCGTTTTCGTTGAAGTAGAACCAGTTCCCATCAACTGCTTCAAATTTAGCAGTTGGATATGAGCCTTCTTTACGACGCCACCACCAGCCAGTGTCATCATGCTTCCAGCCTGATTCGTCTTCTTCAGGCGGCACGATATACCCCACAATCGAATCAACAGAGCGCTCGTTGTAACGACAAGGACCACCGACTTCCAAGAAATCAGCGTTACCGTCAATATTCTGTTCAATAGTCTTGATTGTAGAGCCGTCAGAGTCCTCATAGACAAGACCAGTATGGCCATAATTCACTCCATCTCCTGCCACGAAGTTCTTAACGAAGAACCAGCCAGCCTTAGGATATTGAGCACCATAGACCACTTGCAAGCCTGCTGATTCTGCAGACCGTAGCAAGTCGATAGCGTTACCCCATAGACGAGTACCGAAATACTCGTAGATTCCGTAGCACGTCACATCAGCACATTGATAGCCGTACATTTTATCATAGTCAACCCCAGTCCCTGCATCAGCGTGAGCCATGAGGTCGTTAATCATATCTTGTTTCTTAGACATTAGCATCATCTCCTTTCCAAGCGTCGTTCATCTGTTTGACTGCCGACTCAACAAATGTATCGAGGTCCTTGTCAGTCATGCTGATGTTGTATTTTGTAAGCTCAGCTCGAACTTTATCACGAGCTTGCTCCAGCTTTTCATCACCTTTGTAGCCTGTTTCAGCTGCTACCTGCTCCACGGCGTTAACTGCGTTCTTAGCAAGTATTTCAGCGATTTTTACAGCTTTTTCTCCGCCTTTTCGCAAAAGGTAATCTTTGACTGCTTTCACGATACTGCCTGTTGCTACTGCTAAAAATCCTGTCGCAAAAGCAATAATAAATTCATTTAGTTGTGTCATATGTTTTCCTTTCTAGCGCTTTAACGCACCTAAACTTTCAACGTTTTTTGCACCCCAAATGCCCAATTGATACATAACGCGAATGATATTTCTCTGATTATTCCATTGATATTCATACATGGAGCCTCTTTCGGTCAACCTTGCTTTTGTCCAATCGTAATCATCTGCCGATTTTATAGGATTCAGTACTTTTACTGTATCGTGCCAATAATCAAAATTCGCTTTTTTCCAAACATCGACGTTAACGATTCCCATTGATGTTCTAATGACTGCATTTGGGAAATCCCAACCAGGAGGAGATTGACCCCAATCTTTGTTTGCACTTTTACCTAAAAGTACAGGGTTGCCTCCTACATCCAAACCGCATCCATTATCAAACCAAGCAATTGGAGGGGTACTGTTTAAGTCGATAGTATACGCCATTGGCGCCCGTCTTGGCGCTGGCTTAACAAGAGCCAGTTGCTCTTGCAAGACCTTGTTCTGTTTAACCAACTCTTCGACTTGATGCTTCAAGATTTGATAGCCAGATTTGCCTTCAACGAAATCTTTACTTTCAAGTTCTTCATGCGTGACAACCTGAGAGTAGTCAATTTCAGTTGCCTCGTGCATTTCATCTTTTGTTGCAAAACGTGTTCTGATATCCTTGATATCCTTACCGATTTCCGTTGCTAGATTTTCAAGGTTATTCATGGTTATCACGCTTTCGCTTGGTTATAAACCGTTACTAAATCAAGATTGGCGATGTTGTCAATGCGTGTACCCAAATCTGAAATCTTTTGAACAACTGCGCTTTCAGTGCTTCCGCTCATGCTTGCGATTTTATCAGCGATTTCTTTAAGGGTGTTCAGGTCCTCAGATACACCCTCGCCCAAAATGTCATTTTTAACTGCTGTTTTAGCCTGTTCAATCAACTGTGTGACTGTCGCATTGTCAATCTTTGTATTGATCAACTGCATCATTGTCTTGTTATCTGCTCCTAATGCAGAAGCGAATGCAATTAATTTACTTGTATCCATTTCATACCTTTCCTAAGTTATAGTACATGAGTAAATCAGGAATTTCCTGACTCACTGTGCCATCGCTACTTACAGTTCTACCTGCAAGTTGCTTCTTAACTTCTTCTGCGATATCCAACTCTTTGAGAGCATGGACCTCTTCAGAAACTAAATTTTTATCTGATTTTGTGATTCTAATTTGAGTCGAGTCATCACTTGGAAATACATACCCTGCCACAACTACCTCGATTTGATATAGGCCTGCAGGTAAGATTGTCCCCAAATTAAAGGAAATTGCACCATTAGTTACGACTGCTGTCTTCCGTAATTGCTCATGACCTCTCGTCAACGTGATAGATGCCTCTTGTCCTTCAATCTGTGGAATCGGCTCATGATTTTCATCAAGTAAGGAGAAGGCGAATGTGGAAGCCACATCGCCTTGCTTGACTAGAAATCCACCGTCCACTTGTTCGAGATTGGTTGAATTAAGAACATAAGCCATTCTGCGCTCCTTTCTCGTCTTCAACTAAGATGTCGTCCCTAATCTGCAATGCTTCAAAATTGTTGTACAAGTGGTCAATGTAGCCATTGCCACCAAGAGCCTTATAGCTATTGTGCATGTTCTCCACTACATAGAACTCATCCTTCGTAGTAAAACCACGACGGATAGCTCTACGAATATCACGATCGAGGCGCATCCTCATTGTTACAAGGTGCGCTTCGTCATGTAACTTCAATTTCTCTTGCACTTCGTCAATTTTGAGATTGTTCTCATCGGCAGTAATCTGGACATCTTTGATTTGTTTCTTGACATCATTCAATTCCGAAATGATTTGGTCTGTCTGTTCCTTGGTTTTCTTCGGCATTTTATAACCCAACCAAGCCACGACGATGGGTGTCGCAACTGGCAAAACGTTCATAAAAAAATGCTCTGTGGATTGTAAGACGTCCATAGTCACCTCTATTCTTTAGGTTCAAACTTCCATGCTGCGCCTGTTCCGTCCATTTCAAGACGACCATTACGAGCGAAATCGCTGACTGGCTCACCGTTATAAGTGAATTCACGGTTGAGCTGAACCAAGATACGCTTGCCTTCGCCATTCACTTCCGTATAGTTTGGATCTTCAATCGTGATTAGGTCATGTGCCATGTAATGTTTACCAACTTCAGCAAGTGGAATGAGTTCAACCAATTCCTTGTAGTTGGTCCCATAAGCGATTGTCTTGCCAGCTACTGCATTTAAAACGACCGCATGGATGATTTTACCATAGCGGTCTGTTTCAGCTTGGTTATGTTTGACTGCTTCATCTGTAGCGGTCTGTTTGGCTTCAGCTGCAGCAAGTTTATGAGTTGCTTCTTCCAATTTCGCTTGCGTTTGAACGATTGCACTCGCTGGGTCTAATTCAGCTTTTACTACGTCCAAAACAGCCTGGATAAGCACTTCTTGACTTTCATGAGTACGGTCGCCATTCAATCCTGCTTGCTCGTAGCTATAGCGTTGCCCATGTTCTTTCTTAATTGTCACGATTGTGACATTTTCTGGTTGACGGAAATAAGGGGCATTTGCTAGTTCGTATGTTTGTGTCATGTTCTATTCTCCTTTTTGCATTTTTGTTTTTGTTTCTTCGAAAAGTTCTTTGAGCGCCTGGTCGTATTCCAAGACCTCGTTCATTGCTTTTAGTTCGCTTGTTGCGAGTTGATAAAACGCCTCGTTTTGAGCCGATTCCAACTCACTTTTAGCTAGTTTAGTTGCTAGTGATTGTAACACTAACTGATTGATTGCTTCATTCATGCTAATTTCTCCAATTTCTGATTGAGTTCTTGAATGGCCTTAATTAAATAAGGCACGAGTTCAAATGTGCGATAAGAGTAGGCACCGTCTGGATTTTTGTAGAAAGCCTCGGGAATGTATTTCTGAACATCCTGCGCCATGATACCGCATGAGATGTCTGTGGTTTTACCATCATATTCTTTGCGATAACTGTAGGTTTTCAAACTATTGATAATATCAAGACCTGAAACTGTACTGTCTTTAATACTCGTCTTATATCGACGGTCAGAGATTTCTTTATTCATTGGGATCCAGTCGTAACCTGAACCGCTGTAATAGAGATAAAGATAGTTATTCGAAGGCTCAAGACGTGAATATTTAGGCGAGTGAATCCAGTAACCACCCCTTCCTGTTTTTCGGTCAGTGATGTAATAGATGTTACCCGTGACTTCCAAGTCGCCATGAATAATTGGCGTATTCCAAAATTCGGCACGATTATAGCAGTACATTTGACCTGTGTGTTTTACAAACCAAGCTGTATTGCTTGGACTCTCCCAATTATTTCCCCAGTTAACCCAGAGAGCCGTTTGTCCCCAGTTTCCAGAACCGTTACTCATTCCGACTTTGAATTGATCCAGACCTGTCAACCAGTAAGAGCTTGGGTCTTTGTCGTGAGTACCGATTTGGAATCCTCCGATTCTACCCTTGTAAGCTGCAAGGGATATTGAAGTTGAAACAATCGACTCAACTTTGTTAGAGAAAATGTGTTTAGATGTAAGTTGTTCGATGAAGGCCTCGTTTGATATCATTTTCTTGATAAACGCATCGTCAAATCTCACTTTATCGGCAGTCACGGCTTCAGCATCTAAAATAACCGTAGTCACCGATCCCGCTTCAAAATTACCTGTAGTAAGCTTGTCAACCATAGCCGACTTGATGACTGCCTTATCAATCAGAGTCTCGCCTGTGATGTGAAATGTTTTCCCTATCAATCTGTTTTGACCGTTAGCACCCAGATTGATTCCGGAAATCAAATCGCCTGCGCTATTGATATTCTGAACAGACCATGAGCCAGCCAGCTGACTTTGAACAGAGCGAACGGCTTCTTCTGTATCTTCAGGGGCAGGACTCCAAGAACTCGCAACATTGCCTTTTTCAACCTTTACAGACTTCGTATGTACCTTATACGACTTCGCTCCATCGACACGAAGATTCAACATCCAACTGTTATTTCTCAACATTTCTTCGGTCATAACAGTGTTAAATTCAATCAGACGCCAATTGTTACCTGGTTGAATAGTACCGATAGTGTAAGCAAAAGCTCTACCCCCTACGGCCCAATTCGTCACATCTCCATAGCATTGAATGATAGCAACAATTTGTTTGTCATTGAAACGTTGTACGTCATCGATTCCAATTTCCATTCGTACATGGACAGTATCACCTGCTTTAAACCCACTTGATAGGATTTTATGTAAATCAGCAAGTAGGTTGACTCCACTGTTTCCAGAACGTGAAACAAATGTTCCCCAGTTTGAAGTAGTATTTAGAGCACGATTGACGCTATTACCCGAATACTTCGAAACCTCAACCTGAAATAGCTGATTCGTCAGAGCCATGCGAGCGACCTTATTCGAAATGTCATTCTCGTTGCTACCAATAATCCGCTCATAGAGTTGACTTGTCTCTCTGACTCGCTGGAAGTCCGTCTGATTGGCTTTGCCAGCAATCTGAGATGTGATACTTGCGAATTGACCATCTACCGTCTGCTTATACTGAGCGATTTTTGTAGCGATGTCATTGTTCGTCTGCGTGCTTATTGCACTAAAACGACGTTCAAGACCTCTCACATCCTCTTGATAAGTCGATTTTCCAACATAGTCTCTGGATATCTGCTCACGGATTGCTGTTGCTTGCTTTGCGCTCTCGTCTCGTGCATAGCGTTGCAAGCTCTCCTGTCGCTGACCGTCCTTGCTGATGTAGGTCTCAACCGCACCCATTTTAGTAAATAGACCATCTGCAGTGCTTTTAACCTCGTTCAGCTTCGTACCATATTGAGTCTTGAAGGCTTCAATCTGGCCAAGAGCATTTTGAGATGATGCTTGTAGATTAGTAATGTCTGCTCTTGCTCGCTCACTAATTCGTTTCGCTTCCTGAGCGAGTGAACTGCTTGCACCAGCACTTCGTAGGGCCTCTTCAGCTTTTCGCCTAGCTTCTTGGATTGAAGCATTGTCGAACGACTGGAACTTCTTGTCGATTTCGCTTGAAATTTGACGTTTGACTTCTTCGGCTCTTGCTTTAGCGAGTTCGAATTGATCATTAAAATCTTTCTTGATTTTTGAGACCTTTTGGTCAAAACCTTTATCTGCTTCTTCAATTTGATTTTGGATTTGTTTTTCAAATTCGTTGAATTGCACAATCTTCTTCGTGATGGTTCCCGCATATGAATACTGCGCATCATTGCCAGCTTTACTGTCTGCACTTATTCGGCCACGCAGACCTCCCTTGAATGTGAATGATTGACTTAATACTGGCGATTTGAAGGTTTCGCCAGTGTTTGTCTTGATGGTCACCCATTCACCCACGTTAAGCAAGAGATGGCCTTGATAATTCAAATTGAACGGATAATAGCGAATGTCCTTGATCTTGTGGTAAAGGTTATCTAAAACCGTTTGAGACATGAACAAATTATCCAATTCTAACGAGCGACCAGTACGCATGCCGACTGTAAGAGTCTCTTTCTCTTTCTTGCAACTTATCCCAGCAATCTGATACTGAACCTCGCTCTTGGTCAATCCGTGCATAAAGTAGCTATCTGCTGTAATTGTGATACCTGAGTCAGTCAGTTCCTTGATTTCGAGTTTACCCTCTCGATTAAAAAAACAAGACATCCCAAGCATCTGAGTAGCTAGACTCAAAACATCTCTGAATGTCATTTTTTTATTTTTGGGAATCTGCTCGATTCTGTAATTCATGGAGGTAATGTCCATGTATTCGTTTGCTAATGTAATACCTGTTTTTAAGCAAATCTCTTTGATTACGTGTCTGATTTCAGCTGGATAAGTCAAATCCGTTACATGTTCACGGTTAAGCTTGAACATTCCATCCATAAGGTCAAGCTTGGTCGTTTTACGATTTCGGTCAATCTCAATATCATTGATAAAATACTCACCCATTTTGACCCATTCGTAAGTACCATCGACCAAAAGACCGATTTCTGGATAAATCTTATCTAACTTATTGAACGAAGTAATAATACTTGTGAACGTGATTTTACCGCTGCCTGCGCATGTTCCGCCTGGCTTATAAGTGTCACCCTTGATATAGCCATAATCAAAATGAGCCTCTTTGATGTCACTGGATTGGTAATTACCGACTCTGATAGCAAGAGTACGGTTTTTAGCGAACATAGCTTCATTGAATTTTTGTCGTCTGAATATATCCATGTTCTACCTACCTTTCTACCAGATTAAATTTTGCGCCCGACCACGGCTTGAACTTCTCAGTAAATGAATAACTCGGAGCCGTCCTATCACCGACATAGAACGTTTTAGTTGTTTGCCCTTTAATCGGGTCCGGATACGATACCTCAACGAATTCAGGCGATACGGCATTTAAAAGCTGACTCATTTCTTCCTGAGTCATCATTCCCCATTCGCAGTCTAATTTTCGCTTGGTCGTGATACGGTCACGCATCATATCTCCGTTAGCATTACGACCTGTTTCTCCGTCAATATCTTGAATACCGACCTGAAAAGATTTGGGAGGCTTAACAGCCACCCCATTGATAATTAAGCGTGCCATTTTACCTCCCTTTAGATGTTAAGCAAGACTTGTCCTGCACGTTCTTGTTCTCGATTGATTTCTTGGATGGCCACACGTCCAAATTCGTGTCCACCAATTTGAATAACGATGTCTCCGCTACCGCTGAAGCCTCCAGACTGTGGTAAGCCACCACCTAAGGCGTTGACTACCGCACCACCTACAACGCGCCCCATAGTTTGCAAGAATCCAGTATTTTCAAGAGGCATAACGACCTCTTTACCAGCTTCACCAATCATGGCTACAGTCGGACTATCAACAATACCACCACGAGCAAGACGAGGCAGACTCACATAGCCAACGCTACCAACCCATCCTAGACCAGGTAAGTTTCTGACAACGCCTAAAACTCCATTAATCATTCCGATGAAGCCATTGACTACATTTTCAATCGTTCCAAGAACCGCATTGACTGCACTTCTAAAGGCACCGCCTACAGCGCTACCAACTTTTTGTCCAGCGTTAACGAAGATACTTTGAACTGTTGACCATACACCGCTGAAGAAGCTACCAATTGAACTAAACGCGTTCTTGACTGCATTATAAGCACTAGTAAACATATTCCCAAACCAAGAAGATACATTCGCAAGAACACTTGTAACATCTGCCCATCTCTCGCCAAACCAAGAACCTAGTTTGCTAAAGATATTGGTTAGACCTGTCCATGCTTTTTGGAACATGTCAGTAAACCATGCCCCAATATTAGCCAAAGCACTAGTCACATCAGCCCAACGTTCTCCGAACCATGATCCAATTGGTGTGAAGATATTAACGATAGCGTCCCATGCGCTTTGGAATACACCAGAGAACCACTCTCCGATACCAGAGAAGATGTTTACAATAGCGTCCCATGCTTGCTGGAACTTCTCACTGAACCATTGACCTATTGGCTCAAAGATTTCCTGTAGTTTCGTCCATAGACCACTGAAAAAATCGCCAATTGCTTGACAAATACCACTGATAAAATCACATAATCCTTGCCATGCAGTTTTAGCAAATCCAACAACAGTATCCCAGTTTTGGTAGAGTAAGACACCTACACCAATTAAAGCTGCAATAGCAGCAATAACCAGAGTTATCGGGCTGGTCAAGACTGCAATAGCCCCATTGAGTGCCCATGTTGCGGCTGCTGCAATTCCTGCTGCAACTGATTGAGCTATTTCCGCTGCCGCTGCAAGCCCCATTTGTGCTGCATGAACCCCCCAAGCTAGTGCTGATTTACCAAGTTCTAGAGCAGTTTTTCCTAATTGAACTATCAATTTACCTGAATTGACCACAAAGTCTTTCGCATATAACGCATTTAAATATATGGTTTCTCCGAAGCTGACCAATTTATCAAATGTCATAGCTTTCAAAGCTAGTCCTAGGTTTTTAATCCCACTAACGATAAAGGAAATTTTACCACTTAATGCTTCAAACGCTCCTGCAAGTCCTCCTGCTTGTTCTGCCCACGCCAAGAATTTAATCCCCTGCCATGCAGTTGCAAGCGTACCAATCACATTAGCAATTACAGAGATAATCTCTTTATTTTCTTTGCACCAGTCAGAAAAAGCAATAAAACCATCAGCTACAAGTTTAATTGTATCAGCCAGTATTTTTAGCGCTGATAAAATCACTCCGCCTAGCAAATCAGAGACGCCTTCAATACTTAAACCAAATGTATTAGACAAGAACTCAGCAAAAGGTTTCCAACTTCCTTCCCAAAGGATTTGAATAATGTCAATTAGCCCATTAAAAGCATTAGCAATAGAGTCAATAGCAGGGGCTACATGTTCATCGTAGACACTACTTAATCCATCGCCAAACTTATCAACAACGCTCTCGATTGTTTCAAATATTGGAGCTACAATGTCTAAAAGGCTTTGGAGCATTGAAGAAATTTTAGGAGCGCTTGTCACAACGACTTTTTCAAAACCTTCAAACAGACTTCCTGCTAATTTGCTACCGATTTCAACAATGGTAGATGTCAAGCTTAATAGAGTTGACACAATAGCGCTACCGATACGAACCGCACCGGTTGAGGTAATGACGTCGTAGAAAGCACTAGAAAAGGCCTGAGCGATGTTCCCTACTGCCTCTGAAATGTTACCAACATTATCAAACAAAGCAACTAGTGCCTTGATAATGCGTTCCTTTTGCCTTCCAAGACCATTTGCAATACTTTCAGCAAGGAAAACACCGATACCCAGACCGATAGTAGCTATCGATCCTGTAACTTGCCCTAAAGCATAAGCGATTTTTCCAGCCATTCGGTCAAAAGCATTCACAACCCTAGGATCAGTAGCGATTTCCTCAAGAGTTTTCTTGATTCTTTCTAAAGCAGCTTTGATACGTTCAATACCTTCTGGCCTAAACGCTGCATCAAAACCTTTTTTGAAGAGGTCAAACAACCCTTTTAGCTTATCTCCAAGACCATCGAAAATGCTCTTGAATTGGTTTCCCATGTCGGTCAACTCGACTTCTGGCAAGATGTCTTTGAAAGGTCTGCCACCGCCTCCCTTTCCTTTACCACCTTTGCCTCCGCCCCCCCCCCCCCCCCCCCCATCCCCCGCCCGCCACCCCGTCCT